GTCAGCTTGTACAGTCCCCAGATTTAATTCTAAAATTTTATTATTAAGAATTAAGTCCGGAAACTGTGTCGGAGAGTTTATGAATTCAATAAGCTCTTTAGGTCCTAACGGACTAAAGTCCTTATTGTCTACAATAAGCTTCTTCGCAAACTCACAACCTCTTATATCGCTAATTACGGATTTAGATAAATTAATATCTACCCCCAAATGCTCCATAAGAGATAAGTAAGCTAAGGCCACGATTTCGTTAGCAATAACGATATCATCTCCAAGTATAGCATAATCTTCAAATCAAGTACGAATACCGACTCTCTGAGCTGCTATTTGAACAATTAAATGATGCGTTAAGGCTAGCATGGCCCAAGAGGAAAGTGCACCCATTGGTTGCCCTATAGCATAACGGTAAATACCGTTTTCTTTTGAGAATTCCTTTGAATCAAGATAATAATCTCGATCTATAAGAAGATCTCTTCAAGCTTCAGCAGTTTCTCTATTCTCAAATAAAAGAGATAAGATATCTGTTTGAAGTGCAATAGGTAACCTATCAGTAGCCGCCGAAAGATCAAAAGAATAAAATTTCGTCAAATCCTTATTTTCCATAAGAGATAAGACTGGTTTTAACTGATTAAATGTTCCATCCTGAGGTATATGAGATAAAATCTCAAATAACGAAGTATGTAATGGTTTAAGCAGACTTTGAGTCCAAGCGTCTACAATGGCAAACACTCTCACCTTACCTGCCGCTTCTTTCTTTAGACTTAGTTTACCTGTTTTCAACTGGGATCCACCTTCATTAGGATTTCATGATGATTTAAGTGAACCAATGGTTTGATTAGGTGAATCTTTCGATTCAAGTAATACAAAACTATCGGGCTTATCTCAAAATTTCATTTCTAATTGAAGACTTTTTCACAAATCAACATGATTAGTATTTCTTGCAAATAGCTCGAAATATTTAAGCAATTTAGATTGTCCCTTTAGTGCTAACGCATCTATAGGATAACCTAAATGTTGATTTGAGACATTGGGTCCCGCTGAAGTAAGGCGCAACAAGTTACGGCTTACCACCAAGAACGACTCTTCGGTCTGCTTAAAATAGTTAAATGCCCTCTCGGGCACTAACATTCTAAGCCTTGGTACAACCTTCGAAACTTCTGGTAAAGTATCACTTAAACCATTAAATGGTTGAGTAATAGTTTCCAGTTTAAGTTTTGGATAGGCCGGTATTGCCCTCAAGACTGAAATGATAGTCAGGGTTAGTTTAATTATATTTTGGTCTTTCTTCTCAATTAAGAGTCGGATTGTACCGGGTATAATCAAAGGTAACCCCCTTCGCATAGAGACCCTAATCTTTTCTTCGGATTTGGGACTCTCACCAGCAATAGTTTTCATCGTTAATCGATGGGCCTCTTTTAAATACATGACAGTAAAGCTTTTCCCACTAGTGGAAAGCAATTGTCAAATGCGTTTAGCGAGTACCATAAAACTATCACGGTGTTGCTTATGATTGTATAATAATAGTCAGACTGAGGTTCTAACGAAATTTCAATAAATTTTCTGAGAAAATTTAGTTAAATGTCGAGAACCCCACTGTTTATTTTTATTGTTAGTTTTTATTGATTTCATTTTATTTATAAAGTGTTATTAGTAAAACATATAAAGATAAACCGCAGACCGGTAATCTAACAAGATATGAATGACGCTGTCATACTATCAAGGTCGATCCCTTGATCTGGGGGTCCTACGCTTATACCTCTTTATTATGCGTATGGGTTACAATCCCATATCAGCCATTAAGTATAAGTTGTGAGTAACCGAAGTAATAAAACTCCAAGTGCACACGTAGTTGGACTGACCAGTCGACTCTGCGAATAATTTTCACGACCGAAGTCGTTAAACTATGGCAAAAGCCGGATATAATCCATTTCA